GAAATGAAAGGTGAGCCAAAAAAAGAAGATTCACTAGATGAATCAAGAGCAAAAATTGTTGAGTCACTAAAAGCAAAAGTACAAAAAGACACAGCAAGAGCAGACGAAGAACTAGCAAGAATAGTTCAACTTTCTAAATAGTAGTATTTTACCAATAATAATAGTAGACAATTCATAAATATAGTAGTATATTATGCATTATGCTTAATATACAATTTAGGCACATTAAAACAAACATAGGCACACAAGGAGGCTTACATTATGGCTACATTGGCTGAAATAAGAGCGAAGTTAAAAACTCAAGAAGTGAATCGCTCCACTTCATCATCCGGCGGAGACAACGCCATCTATCCACATTGGAATATACAAGAAGGACAAGAAGCAGTAGTTAGATTCTTACCAGATAAGGATCAACACAATACTTTTTTCTGGACTGAAAGGAATATGATTAAATTACCTTTTGCTGGAATCAAAGGACAAACTGATTCTAGACCAGTGCAGGTACAAGTACCGTGTATGGAAATGTATGGAAAAACTTGTCCAGTTCTAACAGAAGTTAGACCATGGTTCAAAGATAAGAGCATGGAGGATATGGGTAGAAAATATTGGAAAAAGAAAAGTTATATTTTCCAAGGTTTTGTCACAACTAATCCCCTTAACGAAGAAAACCAACCTGAGAATCCTATTAGAAGATTCATAATTGGTCCACAAATCTTTAACATAATTAGATCAGCATTACTTGATCCAGAGATGGAAGAGTTACCAACTGATTCAGTTAAAGGTGTAGACTTTAGAATTACCAAGACATCTAAAGGTGGTTATGCTGATTACTCAACTTCAAAATGGTCAAGAAGAGAACGTGCATTAGACGAGGCAGAAAGAGCCGCGATCGATACGCATGGTTTATTCAACTTGTCAGACTACAGACCAAAAGAACCAACTGAAGCAGAAGTAAAAATAATTAAAGAATTATTTGAAAAATCTGTTGATGGTGAGGCTTATGATCTTGAGAAGTATGGACAATATTTTAGGCCTGCAGGAACATCTGCACCTAAACCAGTTACTCCAGAAGCGAGTCAACCAGCACCTGTACAGACAACAAATACATCTACGCCAGAAGTTAAACCAGCAGAAGCACCAGCAACTGCCCCGGCAGAAACTTCAGCACCAGCAACTCCAAATGGAGACAGTGCTAAAAGAGCCGAAGATATATTGAAGTTGATCAGAAGCAGACAAAGTCAATAATAAAAATTACCAGACCCTGGTTTTCAATTGACGATCAGGGTCTAGTATGCTAATATAAGGGACAACATGACAAAAGTATTTGACGCAACAAAGTTTAGAAAAAGCATTACAAAATCAATACAAGGTTTAGGTATTGGTTTTAGTGATCCAACAGACTGGATATCAACAGGCAACTATGCACTGAATTATTTGATGTCTGGAGATTTTAACAAAGGTATTCCCCTAGGCAAGGTTACAGTACTTGCCGGTGAGTCTGGTGCAGGTAAATCTTACATAGCATCAGGCAACATTATTAAAAATGCACAAGAACAAGGCATTTACGTTATACTAATAGATACAGAGAACGCACTAGATGAAACTTGGTTACAAGCATTAGGAGTAGACACATCAGAAGAGAAACTTTTAAAATTAAGTTTATCTATGGTAGATGATGTAGCAAAAACTATTTCAGAGTTTATGAAAGGCTATAAAGATCAACACGCAGACAATAAGGAAGATGCTCCAAAAGTATTATTTGTAATCGATTCATTAGGCATGATGCTTACTCCAACAGATGTAAATCAGTTTGAAGCAGGTGAAATGAAAGGTGACTTAGGTCGAAAACCTAAAGCATTAACGGCACTTGTAAGAAACTGTGTTAATATGTTTGGTAGTTGGAATGTAGGACTTATAGCAACTAATCACACATACGCATCACAAGATATGTTTGATCCAGATGACAAGATATCAGGCGGACAAGGATTTATCTATGCATCAAGTATTGTTGTTGCAATGAAAAAATTAAAACTTAAAGAAGACGAAAAAGGCAATAAAGTTACAGATGTACGAGGTATTAGAGCAGGCTGTAAGGTAATGAAAACTAGATATGCAAAACCTTTTGAAGGTGTGCAAGTAAAAATTCCTTACGATACTGGAATGGATCCATACAGCGGACTTGTAGATCTTTTTGAGAAAAAAGGCATACTAACACAGCAAGGAAACAGATTAAAATACGTTGATTCAAAAGGAAAGGAGCATTTAGACTTTAGAAAAGCATGGACTGGAGATAAATTGGATATGTTAATGTCTGATTTTGATAAATTATCTACAGCAACTGAAGAAACAGTTGAGCAAAATAAGGAAGACTAAATGGCTGAAATGACACACGAAGATATCGAACGTATATGGAATTCGTTTTCACATTACATACCAGAAAGAAATAAGTTAGACGGAGCAGTAGATTTTATTAGCACCTTAAGAGATATAGGTGTTGAGGACAAAGAATTAAAAGCATCTTCTGATTACGATCCTAAATTAGAAGAAGCAGTTGGTAATGTATTTGAAGACGACGAAGATGATTTATATGACGATGACGAATTGGTATACTAAAGTAAGTAAAGACATATCACTCATTCCAGAGTGTATCAACTATTATCAAACAGAGTATCAACAAGCACGAAAAGAATGTTCTATTTGGGGTAATTTAGAAAAAGCATCGGCATCAATGCCTGGTGTTGTTGAACAAAGATTCAACCAATTACAAGAAATTGAAGCAATATTAGAATACCTAAATATTGAAAAAAGAAGATTAAGATCTAAAACTTTTAAGAAGTTTTTAGAAAATTATAACAGGGCACTGACTTCGCGTGATGCTGACAAATATGTCGATGGCGAAGCAGACGTAGTAGATTTAGAAAAAATTATTAATGAATTCGCATTATTAAGAAACCAATGGCTAGGCATCACCAAAGGGTTAGATCAAAAACAATGGCAGATCACAAACATTGTTAAACTCAGAGTAGCGGGGATGGAAGATGCCACAATCAAATAGAATAATACTAACAGACGTAGACGGCGTACTGTTGGAATGGGAACATCATTTTATAAAATGGATGGTAAACAGATCTTATTTTGAAAATGAAGTTGGAGAAGGATATACAGGAAAAAGAATATATCCATACAAATTATTAGACGGTAAAGAAAACACTTACGAAATGGCAGAACGTTTTGGATTAACCAAAACTGAAGTAAGAAAAGAAATAAGAGAATTCAATAAAAGTGCTTGGATGGGTAATCAACCTCCAATGCATGATTCACAAACATGGGTAAAATTACTTGCCGCTGAAGGTTGGACATTTATACCTATTACGTCTCAAACATCAGATATACCAGCACAACTATTGCGTAAGAAAAGATTAGGAGAATTGTTTGGTGATCATATTTTTACAAATTATCATATACTCGATACAGGTTCAGACAAAGATCATGCGTTAGCAGAGTTTCACAACACTGGACTATATTGGGTAGAGGACAAACCTAAAAACGCACTAGCAGGTCTCAAATACGGTTTAAAGCCTATATTAATCAACCACCCATATAATCAAGATTTTAATCACCCTGATATTATCCGTGTAAATAATTGGAAAGATATACACGGAATAATAGCAAGATGAAAATTTACGTAGGTCACGATAGTCGAGAAGACATAGCATATCAAGTATGTGAACACTCAATAAAAAGACGAGATCCGTCTGCAGAAGTTATTCCCCTTAAACAAAAACAAATGAGAGATCAAGGTTTATATACTCGTCCTGTAGATAAACTCGCATCAACTGAATTCACATTCACGAGATTTTTTGTACCTTACCTAAACGATTTTAAAGGGTGGGCAGTGTTTTGTGATTGTGATTTTCTTTGGAAGATACCATCACATGAACTTGTGAAATACTGTGATAACTCTAAAGCAGTAGTAGTTGTGCAACACGATTACACACCAAAAGAAACTACAAAAATGGACGGACAAGTACAAACTGTTTACCCAAGAAAAAATTGGTCTAGCATGGTACTTTGGAACTGCGAACATCCAAAAAATAAAATGTTAACACCAGAATTACTAAACGAACAATCACCTAAATTCTTACATAGATTTAGTTGGTTGGACGACAACGAAATAGGATCTTTACCATTAGAGTACAATTGGTTAGTTGGTTGGTACAAAGAACCAAAGGATGGTACTCCTAAAATATTGCACTACACAGAAGGCGGACCGTGGTTTGACGGATATCGTGATTGTGAATATGGCGATGATTGGAAAAAAGAATTAATAAATCTTTTTAGTTCATAATGAATACATACTCAGTAATACAAAAATTTGATCCAGTAACTGATTATTTTAAGGATCCCTATCCTCATATTATAATTAAAGATTGCTTACCACAACAAACTTATGAATTGTTATATGAGAATTTTCCAGTACAAACTATCAAAGATAAGTTTCCATTAATGGAAGGACACACACGAAGAGGTAATGCGAATGAGTTCTTGGGAGAAAATAAAATTGAAATAAAACAACCATGGTTTGATTTTTTAACATATCATACTTCGCATGAATTTTATAAAAGCATTCTAAAGATATTTGAAAATGATATTAAAGATGAAAAATATTACAATAACATTGTGAACGAAATCCCAGGTGTAAGACATAGTCCAGGCCACAGAAATGTTGTTACCGATTGTCAGTTTGTTGTGCATGATCCTGTAACTGTTTCAACAAGAACTTCTCATATAGACAATCCTGTTGAAATGTATGCTGGTTTGTTGTATATGAGACAACGTGGCGATAAAGCAAAAGGTGGAGATTTTGTAATATACGACTCAACACCAGTAAAAGATGTAGTTGCAAAAACAGGAAGACAGATTCCTAAAAGTCATGAAATAAAAGAAAACAAAGTTATCAAATATAAAGAAAATACTTTTGTAATGTTTTGGAATTCAAACAAAGCAGTACACGGTGTTACTCCAAGGATAGAACCGGGACACGATAGGTTGAGTATTAATATAATCGCAGAAGTAATGAAAAGAAATAGTTTGTTTAATTTAAATCAAATCGTTGAGTAAACTCCACGCAGTTCCGTTTCGCATTTCTTCCATATTAAAATTATTATAGGCAAGTGAACTAAACAAAGACATTCTGTCTCCGTATGTTGGAGTTTCAATTTTAGTAAAATCAGTTTCAGCGATTGGTGTTGCTCCACAATTATTTGGATCACAAAACACAGGTACACCGTTAGTAAAACTTTCAATCATGGTATTGCTGTTGTAAGTTACACAGGCAAAATATTGTGACCAATCTATTGGACCTGAAGTTTTATTTGTAGGTAAATCTACTTTAATTGTAGCGCCTACATGATCTTTAGCAACGCCAGGATTGTATGGTTTATCTCTAATAACCAACTCTCTATCCGTATTTTCACGCAATATTTTAAGGGTATTTTCTAGCCAGTCCGTTACACTAAAGAAGTCTGAAATCGCATTTGTAGGGGGTAGTATGAGGATCTTAGACCCCTTTTTACTCCATGGTTTAATGTCTTGTTTAAAGTATTTCTCGTAACGATCACTTGGTCTATTAAACAGTTTTGTTTGACAATGTCCATTTTTGGTTATACGTAACCAATAAGGATAATCATGAGCATATGAAAAATAACCATGATCCATAAAATAAAAATCTCTTTTTTCTTTTTCGCACCATTTATATACTTCGCCTGAACCTGCTAGTATTCCGTACATAGTTAAATTTTCTTTGGGTAATTCTTTTAGATCTCTCCATTGATATATTTTAAAAGGACCCGGAGTACCTGTAACAAAAGCATCAACATATCTTTGAGTTCTTGGTTTTGTGGTGTGTATTCCTGCTATCATTTATATTCCTTGATAAATTTTTTAAGCAACTCAACATCTGCGTTAAGGTGTCTTTCTCTAATTTTAGTCCAAACATAATCGTCTCTGTCGTTGATTACTAAATGTTTTCTTACTTGTTTTCCTGTTTCATCAAATACTTTTTTTGCTTTAATTGTTACGTTTGGAAAAAATAAACATCTGTTTAATTTTCTTGAAACTTTTTGTGTATAGGTATCAACGTACCAGTGCCAAAAAAACGGAGGTACAAAATATCCTAGTGTGTTGATCCAATTCTTATGTACTAGAAAATGCGGAGACGAAAAGGGAATATCTCCTATTAATGTTGGTTCTTTTTCTTGTAATATTTTTTTAGGTTTATTTTTTTCTTTACCGTCATAAGGAATAGCCATTAAAATTTTATCTGGATAATCGTTAAAACCGTCAGTCATGATTTTATCCCAATGCTTTGTTTTAAATTGAATATCGTCGCCTGCTAAAAATACATAATCGTATTTGGCTTCTTCTGCCATTAAGTTCCAACTGTAACAAGTAGATCTGTTTGGACCAATAGTATAATGTTTTTTATCAATAGTATCTTGATATTCATCTAACATAGGATCGTCATCATTAAGATATATTAAAAATTGTATATCGCTTGCCGCTGTTTCATAAGCAGTATCAATCATTCTTTTTGCTAGTTCTGGACGTCCTCGAGATGGGCAACTTATTGAAATCATATTAATTTATTTTTCCAAGTATTAGGTGTTTTGTCATTTATAATTTCTAAAGGTAAATGATATTGAAACTTTTTAGTTCCCCTCAATCTAATGTAATCTGCAGTCTTTTTTACTGCTGTTCTTAAATTTGTTGATGTTTTATAACCTAATAATTTACGTGCTTTGTCCGATGAGCAAGTTGCTAATTTAACTTCTTGTGGTCTGTCTAAATGATATTCGGGATCTAAATTAATTCCTGTTTCGTTTGCACACATTTCTGCTAGTCCATTTATTGTAGTAGACTCTTCATCTGGACCAATGTTTATAACTTCTCCAACTACATTGTCTTGAAAAGCAAGTGCATTCAAGCAATATAAACAATCATCGATATAACTAAAACATCTTTTTTGCTCACCGTCTCCGTATATAATAGGTTGTTTGCCTTGTAACATTCTATTCAACATAATTGACATTACATTTCTAAACGGGTCGTCATACTTTTGTCTTGGTCCAACAATGTTATGTGGAACAGCAATAACATATTCCATTCCGTGTACTTCACATAAATTTTTCAACACATCTTCGCCGGCTTTCTTTGCAATACCATATGGATCTTGTGGCTTACACTCGTAATCTTCTTTGAATGGTGTTTGGTTTTCTCCATACCTTGCCATGCTTGAACAATATACAAAACGTTTTACTTTGTTTCTAATTGCGGCTGTTACAGTTGCAACAGAAGCCTCGAATATATTTTGTGTTACAAGCACAGGAGAAAAGACTGAAAGTCCTTCGTATGCCGTGGCGGCTGTGTGATAAACTATATCACACCCTTCCATTGCTTTTGTAAGTTTGTCTAAATCTTTACAATCTACTTGATGAAATTCAACGTCTTGCGGAACATTATCTACATAACCACCGATCATGTTATCGTTGCCAGCAACTTCATGTCCGTTTGCTATCATTAGATCTGCTAGATGAGATCCTAAAAAACCTGCAACACCTGTTATAAAAATTTTAGCCATTTTTAATAATTATCGGCAATATACCTTGTCAGGCCAAATGTTGATCATCTCATGAAAGCCTAACTCTTTTAAATATCCTTCAATTTGCTGATTGCTTGAACCATATTTTTTTGTATTGTTATTGAGTTCAATCATTAGTAAATTAGTGTTTGTTAATGTTTCTTCTGCTCCTTCTAATACTTTCATTTCATAACCTTCAACGTCAATTTTAATTAAATCAACATCCGTCCAACCAAACTCATCAATTGTTTTTACTGGAATCTTGCCCTGTGATTCTTCAATCCTTAATGCCTGTGTAAAATCATCACTAGTCATACTAAGGAATCCGGGTTTGTCTCCTAAAGCATATACAAATGGATTAATATTAGGATACCTGCCGGCATTCCTTTCTAAACATTTAAAATTAGTTGCATTAGGTTCAAATGCTTTTATGCTATCTGCAAACTCAGACATTTCTGATGCCCATGTTCCACACCATGCACCAACATCTATAACAGTTCTAAATTTTTTGTGTTGCGTTCTACACCATTCTTTAAATTGTAATAGACATTTGTTTTGGGTAAACGGTTTCCCGGCTTTCCAGTCTTCTATGTGGATGTCGTTTTCAGGCACCCAAAATTCATTAACTTTTACTATCATAATAATCTTTTATAATTCTAACAGCAGTTCCATTTGCAAATTCTTCCGGTGTAAATTGTTGATATGCTAACGAACATAACCATTGATACGAATCAACAAATTTTGGATTTTCAATCGAACTTAAATCTGTTGATCCAACAGGTGTTGCAAAACTTTTCTCATGACAAAACACAGGCACACCGTTACATATTGATTCTATTGCACTAATAGAACAAGAAGTAACACAGGCCCATGCGTCCTTTAAATCTTCTTCAATAGTGACTTTTGCTTCGCTAGGTCCTGACGTTCCTCTGCCTCGAGGTTTTTCTCTTATTTTTATTGGTCTATCTGTATGCTTTTTGATTTCTTTTATCGTGTCATCTAGCCATGTAGTCTGTTTAAGATACATATGAATCCCAGCAGAACTAGGACAAATTAAAATATATTTTCCATCTCTTTTTGGCGGACTTACTTTAATATTAAAAGAATCAAATCTTTTTGAATCACAATTAGTTAATAGTTTTGCATGAATGTTATTTCTACAGATACGCCACCAATGATTGTCTGGTTTTAAATTTTTATTATCAAATCTTCCAAAATATGGTGTATCGGTAAACCAAAAGTTATCTTCACGTTCCTCAAGTTTGTGTACTAATTTAAGATTATTATTAACAAAACCCCAAAACATACTATTATCAAAAGGATCTGTTGCTTTTGCGTTGTCTAATGTTTGGTAAGCAGTGGGCCAAGACTTCATTACACCGCCAAATACCTCCCAGGCCTTGCTGTTAAGATTTTCCATCGGTGCATAAATTGTGAGCATAGTTATATTGTAATTAAATAATTGAAATTATGCAAGTTAAAAATATCGAAAGTATCCAGTATTTCCATGACAAGTTTGATGTTATTGATTATCCTCAAAAATATTTAAACTTTGAAACACATTCTACGTATCTTGCTGAGTTTGAAGATTGTATGGTGCATACCTGGCCTTTCTTAATAACCAATATGGGTGGATTAATATCTGAACACGTTTGGCCGTTAACATGGAAACAAAAGAACAAACTAGGACCTCGACAAGGAATATATCCAAAGTGGGGAGAAAATGTCGACATTAATATTCCGTTACCATCACAAGAATTTACTGATACAAACAAATTTGTATGGTTGCCTATTGATATTTCGTCTGGCAATAATCCATGGCATATATGGATCGATGTTATTGCAAAAATGAGATTGTTAGAAAAAAGATTAAACAAACCATTTAAAGATTTTGTATATATTATGCCCCACAGAAGCGAGTATATGGAAAAGATTATTACAGAAATTATGCCAGAAATTAAACTTGTAGTAATGCCAAAAGATTCAACTTGGAAATTTAAACACATATACGTTCCTACAATGTGTAATCATAATGACGGTGTAATTATTCCACAGTCGGTCAATTTTATACGTTCAAGATTTCTACATAAAAAAATAAAACCTCCGCACAGAAAAATTTTTATTGATAGAGGTACAGGCTCTAGAAAATTATCAAACAAGGAAGAAATATTTGCAATACTAAAAGGTTGGGAAGTTTTAAGACTTGAAGAAATGCCAGTGTTAGATCAAATGATAGCATTTGCAGAAGCAACACACGTTGTTGGAACACACGGTGCAGGACTTGTTAATTTGTTATGGTGTTTACCTGAAACAAAAGTAATCGAAATTGTACATAAGCACACTGCTAAAAAAGTTTATCCTAATCTTTCACATTTACTTGGATTAAATCATAAAGTATTGATGGGAGAGTGTGTTCCTATACCTAAGACTACACACGAAAAAACTTTTAAAAGATTAAACGATTATAATGATATTAAATTAGATTCAAGTATTTTGTTACGAAATCTTGAATAAACTTTACCCGATCTTATTTCATCAATAGACCACATCATATAACCTAAGTCATTTAACCATTGTGTCCTATCTGGATATTTTGGATTTTCTATATCTTCTAAATTAGTATTTGCTACTGGCCAACAAATTGCAAGATCTGAGGTAACAAAGGTAGGGATTCCGCGAATGCAAGAGTCGACGCTGGCAGTAGAATTGTGAGTAATAACAGCATGACAATTATTTAATGCTTCTTGGAAGTTGAATCTATAGTACTTTTTTTCATCACCAGCAAAATGTTTTTGCCCAATAATTAATTCACAATCACTAGGAAATTCATTTCTTCTTTCGTCCATCGATGCAACATTGTTTGGGTGTGGACGTATTAAAAATTTTCTTTTTGTTAACGGTCTTAATTTTTTATACACATCATTAAACCATTCAATTGGATCCAATTCGTTCATGCTCCAATTATCTTTTGGTTGCAATACAAATAAAATAGGTGCATCTTCTTTTGATTTTTGCCATTCGTAATTTCCAATATTAAACAGACTTTGCATTTCTTTCCATCTATCGCTAGGTGAATTATCCGCTAAAAAGTTTCCATTACGCATTGGTGTCCACAATGCTACTCTATATCTGTGATTAGGTACTCCTGCTGTATTACCAAAACTAGAACAAAGACCTCCATCAAATGTTATAACAACACTGCCTTTTTTCTTTGCGTTTTGTACCAGCATATGACGTCTGCCTTTAGTGTGATGTAATTGTCTATCTCCGCCATAGCCAAACATAACTCCAATTGGTGCTGTAATTTCCATTTCACCGTCTTGTGTTGGACCTGTCATTGCTTCGTTTACTATTTCAACATCGTCTCCAACTGCTTTTACACCTTCTGCAAAATCATACAGCAATTTATAAGAATCGCCTCTTCTACGATCCTTAACAGTTCTTCTAAAAATTTGTACCTTGATTTTTTTCATTAAATATGTATATAATTATCAAAAGGAAATACCTATGAGATCATTAGCGGTTATAACAACTTTCCCACCAAATCGTTGGGAGGCTTACGGAAAAAGAATGATAGAAAGTTTTATAGAAAACTGGCCCGATGATGTAAAGTTGTACGTATACTATGAAAAAGAATTACCGCCAATACAACATGAAAAAATTGTGTACGTTGATTTAGAAAAAGAAAATCCAGACCTAGTCGCATTTAAGGAAAGACACAAAAACGATCCAGTCGCAAACGGAGAGTTAGAAGAAATAGAAGGCGGTGTAAGAAGAGATCCTCGAGCAGGAAAAAACGACAAAGGCAAAGGTTCTTTCTTGTGGGACGCAGTAAGATTTGCACATAAAACTTTTGCTGTGGCTCATGCTATTAAAAATATAAATGTTGATGTAGTATTATGGTTAGATGCTGACACGTACACTTTTAGATCAATACCAAAAGATTTTGTTCTTAATTTATTACCTGTTGATAAGTTAGTCAATTATTTAGGAAGAGGAGAAAAATATCCAGAGTGTGGGTGGGTAAGTTATAATAGAAGACACTATCTTATTGATACATTTATTAACACATGGATTGACTTATACAAAAATGACACATTATTTGGACACCTCGAGTGGCACGACTCATATGTTTTTTGGCAAGTATTACGAGAAGTTGGAGCATCTGATGGATACGACATTGGCAAGGGTGCAGGAGCAAAAGGACATCACGTTTTTATTAATAGTGTATTGGGTGCTTATGTTGATCACATGAAAGGCAAAAGAAAAGTTAAAGGTAAAAGTTCAGCAACAGATTTAAGAATAAATCGTTCTGAAGATTATTGGAAGTCTGTTGAAAGTTATGATCCGTTTGCTAAAACAGGTTTTGATCCAAAACAAGCACAAGATATTATTAGTAAAGTTGCAAAAGGAGAGCAAGGAAATTAATGAGGATTGCACTTTACCCTGAGTATTCAAGTTTAAATGGGAAGCCTATCTTTGCCGCACTAATAGATCATCTTAGATCCACTAACGAAAAAATTTATATTAACGAGGATAAAAATTGCGATGTTGCTGTAATTTGGTCTGTGCTTTGGCAAGGGCGTATGCAACCAAACAAAGAAGTTTGGGAAAAGTTTAGAGGCACTGGCCGACCAGTTGTTGTACTAGAAGTAGGTGGACTACGTAGAAATTCATCTTTCAAAATGGGTATAAACGGAATTAACAGAGAGGCAGATTTTGCAAACCAAACTTATGATGACAAACGTTGGCCACTTTTTAATCATCAGTTTAAGCCATGGAACCAAACGGGTAATGTAATTGTAATTTGCGGACAACATCACAATAGTCATCAGTGGAGAGAAAATCCAAGTCTTAAATCATATTTTAAAAATTGTATTGAAGAGATACGTAGATACACTGACAAACCTATTGTAATTAGACCGCATCCACGAAATATTGTACATAATTTTCCAGAACACAAATACAAGCACGTCAGAGTAAATTTACCTAAAAGAGATTGGAACACATACGACGATACCGACTTTAAAAAAATTTTATCATCTACATGGGCAGTAGTTAATCACAGTTCAAATCCTGCCATGGAGGCAGTGATAAACGGTATACCTGTGTTTGTATCTGAAAAAAGTTTATGCCATGATGTTGGTAATACTGATTTGTCTGACATACTACACCCGGCAATGCCGGCTAGACAAAACTGGGCAAATCAGTTAGCATATACAGAATGGTTCACAGAAGAATTTAGAGAGGGAACGCCATGGGCAAGAATAAGAGCAAGACTAGAAGAAAAATACATAAAAAAATAGTAAAATCAATAACTGTTAATATTGATAAACTAATTACTCTAGCAGAGTTAGGACTTGGTGCATCTCGTCCTTTGAATAAAGAGAAAAGAGATTGGATAAACAAACTGGCAAAACAATCAGAACCATTAAATCCAATATTGGTTGCACCAATAAAGGACACAGGTTATTATGTGCTTTGTGATGGTTGGCATAGGGTACAGGCCGCTAAAAAAATGAAAGACAAAGAAATTAATGCGTTGATTATTCCAATCAAATCAGGATTAGGATTAGCCAAGGCAAACAAAATTTTAAGAGATATCGACCAAGAACAAAATTATGCATTAGGAGTTAGTGGTTTAATTAACAACTGGGCATTTTATAAAGCAATGGATATAGAAACATGAAACAAGTATTTCACATAGGCAGAAGACCGGATCCTGACGAACCTATAGAATGGACGCAGTATCAAGGAGAGGAAATTATTGCCAAGATGACGATTCGTCAGGGTAAAAAAATTGAAGAACGTGAATGGGTAGAGGATAGAGTAAAAGCAGTTCCTGAAGGAAATGCATACTGTATTGGTAATGGCCCTTCAAGAAAAGATAAACTTGATCTAAACTGGTTGCACAACAACGGACAAACTTACGGTTGTAATGCTCTGTACAGAGATTTTATTCCAACATATTTGTTTAGTGTGGATCGATTTATGTCTCAAAGAATCGTAAAAGATAAAGTGTATGAAAAAACAACTTGTTATGCTCCTGCAATTGAAATGTCAAGATCCGATAAGAAGTTAAACCTGATCCCTCATAATCCTCATTGGATATCGGGTAACGCCGCGTTCTGGACTGCTTGTATGCACGGACACAAAAACATTTATTTGCTAGGATATGATTTTAGAGAGTATGGAAAAAATCAACTGAACAACATCTATCAAGATACCGAAAACTACGGCGAACGACACAGTGATACAATTTTTGAACCGTGGTTACAACAATACAAAAGTATTTGTAAAAGAAGACCGTATTGTAATTTTACTATTGTGCATGACACTCCGCCAGACTACATAAAAGCAATTCCTCATAAAAATCATAAGGTAATGGCGTATGCAGAGTTTATCGAGAAAGTTCTAGACCTAAAAAATTAAGTTTGCTTTTAAAACTGTAGAATAACTTGTTGTGGTTTCCTGTATTGTTTTTTATCTTCATTTGATATAAATGAATCATTTCGTGTACAAGAGTTTCTAAAAACATTTTTTTAGTTGGATATTTTGGTAACATTTCTAAAACATACATTCTTTCTTTTGTTTTATAGGTTGTATATACAACTTGACCTAATGCACCATGTATTCTTTTAATTTTAATTTCGTCAAAGTATGGTAATTTATTATCAAACAACACAGTATTATAGTGGTCGTACCAAGAATTAATACCATGCATATTGGTATAATATGGCTCTTGAGTACTAGGTCTGTTTAGCACTTTGTCCATGTGTTTTTTAAATTTCAAAATTTTTCTTCTTTTGTTCATTTTATACGGTTGACCTTTTTACCATCTATGTTATAATTGTGTGTAATATAACTGTATTTAACTGAATTTAGGCATATGTTATCGACTCACAAAATACCCCAAACCGTCCAAGAATGCATAGAAATATTAGCATATAACGATCATTTTTGGGAAGGATTTGCGGCACA